CTTCGTAGGTTGAGTCTTCGGGAATCTTCATTGATTCCAGTTTGGTTGCAATATTAATCTGAATGGCATTCTGTTGATTCGGGCCTTCTGAAAAGTTGATAGATGCAGCTTCAGCAAGCTGTTTGATGTTTCGCATCATGCCAAGAGCCTCCATGCCGTCTAGGTCTTGCGCGGCATCAGCTGCTTTAACCAACACTTTGCCAGTTAGAAACTTGATCGATTTTTTCATAGTCTCTAGTGATGCCGTGATTTCCGACATCAAGGTAGGCACACCATCGTCTTCCCAAGGGGCTGGAGATTGCTCGTTGGTAAGACGCTCACGGCACTGAATCCAGCGTTGAGTATCGCGCCATAAACAAACAGTTGATTCACTGACCTTTAGTTCTTCGGCAATATCTTTCAGCGTCCGTCCCGAACAATACATGGAAAATCCCTTGATGCATTCAAGCCTGCGTCTCTTGTCCATCTCTTCCATTTTGGCTGGAGGCGGAACCAAGGCTATAGGTCTTTCAATATCCCAAGGATAAAGGTTTTCTTTTTCGGAATTATCTTTCCAAATTTTGACATGGTCATCCCATTTCTCACTATAGATCAACTTTTCTAGCGTAGCTTTGTGCTTGGTTTCCAAAGCCTTCATCACTTCTGGCATGTCCCTGCCAGCGGCATAAAGCCTAAATGCGTTTTGTTTTTTAAGTCGGTTTTCTGGAGCATCCCAATCACGCTCTCCGCTCTTGCGCTTTTTCTGCATCCAGATTAGTTTAGTAGAAATTTCTCAAATGGCAACAGTTGATCAGGGGATAGAAAAATACGGTAGGTTGTGGTTACCCAAAGACGGACAGGCAATTACGCCGATCCGTATTGAGATGGACGCTTTCTTACAAGGTTTGACCCCAGAAGAGGGAGGATTAGGTAAGGCCCGACATTACAGGAATATTGTTTCAGCTATTTGGCCAACCTTTCAATGGCATAGATGGGCAGAATTGAGCGCACAAGCATTTTGTAACCAGACTTATGAGGTTGATGAAACTACGGGCAATAGATTTGTCAGAAGCGTGACGGGTCTGGCTGGCGGAACGGACTCAGGAAAGTCTTATGGAATGGCTGCATTTGCTTTGGTTAATTGGTTCTGCGATCCAATCAACACGATGACCATTGTGGTTTCTACGAGTAAAATAGATGCCAAGCAGCGTATTTGGGCGGCACTGGTCAAGATGTACCGCGAAGCCCGAAACATGGGATTAGCCTCTGGCAGGCTCATTGAGTCCATGGATATCATCAAGCTATCAGACGAAGAGGGGGCTATTATCGACCCCGAAACGGGGGTAAGTGACGCATCCTCCATCATGCTCCTAGCGGCTGGCGACGAATACAAGGATGATGCCCAGAAACGGCTTCAAGGTAAAAAAAATCGTCGTATCGTGTTGATAATAGACGAGTTACAAGACTGCTCTGCATCCGTAATCAACGAAGCCGTCTGGGGGTTCAAGGGCGCACAAGAACTCTATATCGTCGGCGCTGGGAACCCGTCTTCCATCTTCGATCCACACGGAAAATTTTGCGAACCTATCAAGGGCTGGATGAGCGTGGATGAGGAAACCCCCAACTGGAAGATACGGGTGGCTGGTATTGAGGGCGTGTGCATCCGATTTGACTCTGAAAAAGACAACCCTAACCAGCAATCCTTCGATGCTGGCAAGGGACTGCGCTATCCATTCCTTCCAAAACCCAATGATGTGGCTTTGGCCCGAAAAGAGCTTGGAGAGCTTAATCCTCAATATTGGAGAAAGTTTAGAGGATTCTGGCCTCCAGCAGATGCCGATGATTCCACGATTGTCTCTGATATTCTACTGGCTCGTCATGGGGCTTTGGACAAGCCAATATGGGACGGAACCCCGAAAGATATAGCGGGTATTGACCCAAGCTATACAGAGGGGGGCGACAGGTTTGTCTTCACTCATCTCAAGTATGGGCGACTAATCTCTGGGAAGTGGGCAATAGCTGTTGAAAAACAGTATGTCCTGAACCGAAGGGCGGGGTCTCAGGAAGACTTTCAATACGAGATGATCCAGCAAATCCATGATCTGTCTCTGAAATTGGGGATACCAAATCAATGGATGGGTGTGGACGCTTCGGCTGGTGGTATTTTTTGGTCTATTGGAGAACGCGACCTCCTAAAGGGTTGGCACGCAGTGAGTTTTGCTGGAGCGGCGTCAGATCTCCCCGTCAGCGCCCAATACGCCATGAGAAACGAGGCCACTGGAAAACCCCAAGTCGGCAAGGAATTGTTCCACAACATGGCCTCAGAACTCTGCTTTGCTTCTCGTTATTTCTTGGAATGCGAGCAACTCAAGGGGATTACGCCCGATTTGGCGTGGGAGATGACTCAGAGAAAATATGTGCGCCGAACCCGAAAGATCATCATTGAGTCCAAGACCGACATGAAAAAGCGGATAGGCAAGTCTCCTGACTTATTTGACTCGTTTGCTGTAGGATTGTTTGTTGCCCGCAAAGTATTCGGGGCCATGGCTGGAAGTGAGGCGATTGAAGAAAAGAATCGGCTCAACAAAGAATCATTCAAGAAACTCAAACAGTCCTTGACTCTAAAGAGGAATTGGTAGATTCTATTTAGCATTTATGGCTCAACTACCGATTGCCGAAGCTGATATCTGTATTTTTCAGGGGGCAACATTTAATCAAACTTTGTTTTATGAGACTGGCGAACCTTCGGCTCCAGTCAATCTTTCTGGCTATACGGCCAAGATGCACGTTCGGTCAAAACCCGAATCAAAAGCACTAATCCTTGAACTATCGACTGACAATGGTAGAATCATACTGAATGAAACTACTGGATCTATTAGGTTGTTTATTTCGGCAGCGGACTCGGCCCTCCTCTCGGTCTGTGATAAAGCCGTATATGACTTGGAGCTTACAACAGGGGCCGTCACAACCCGCATTCTACAAGGCAACGTAATTATTTCTCCAGAGGTAACCCGATGAGCAAGATTTGCATACCCATTCCTTCCAGCAGCGTTATTGGAGTTTCCTCAACTCCAATCAATACTCCAAGCATTAATATTCTTCGTGTTGAGCCATCAATCACGGGTCTTACTGGAGGCGCGGCCACAGACCTTGACTCTCTAAATACGGTCAGCGGAACATACGCTGTTGGTATTGTGGTATTTGTGGTAATTGCAGGAGTTCCAGCCATCTATCAACTAACCAATGGCACTGACGCCGAAAACGAACCATTTGTCATTCGTCCCAACGACTATGATAGCCAGACTGGAACAAAGCGTGTTTGGAAGCGATTAATGTAAAATGAAAATTATTCTCTCACTTATTATCAGTGGAGCCTTGGTTGTTTCTGGCTTCGGACAAACTCGCAATGTGTTGGTTGGAACAAATAATACTGTTGTTCAGCCAACCAATTTTTGGAGCGCCGATGCCTCTAATGCTCGTTCTGGCCTTGGGCTTGGTAGCGCGGCCACAAATCCCGCATCCGCATTTCAGCCTTCTTCTTCCGCCCTTTCAAATATTGTCAGTGGAGATGGTTCTTCTCTGAGCAATTTGGCGGCATCCAATATTGTTGGAGTACTGACTCTTAGCCGTGGAGGAACATCAGCCACAAACGCAGAATCAGCAAGGTCTAGTCTCGGTCTTTCATTCTCCGCTCTTACAAACACCAACTCATCTACATTTCGCAGCGCAATTGAGCTTTCTGCTTCTTGGTTAACAAATACCAATATTACAAATTTCAGAAGCGCAATTCTGCCTAGCTATTCTGGAAACACTAACAAAGTTTTGGCTGTCAATTCCAGTGGAACTGACATCGAATGGATCACACAAACTGGAGGAGGGGGAATTACTTCTGGCGTGATCGCTATTACCAACGGGGGCACAGGGGCCACGAACGCCGCGCAAGCAAGAACTAATTTGGGACTCGGCGCGACATGGCTCACCAATACCAATGCCGCGAGTTTCCGTAGCGCGATTAGTGCTGCTTCTGCAACAAATCATAATGGCGTTGCTGATAAATCTATTGCTTTGGTTGATAATGACAATAACAGCGTAAAGCTTTCCTACGATGAGTTGGGTGGCGATGAATGGAGAGTAAGTAATCCTATTAGTTTTAGAACCGCCATTGGAATACCGCTTGCCGCCCTTACTAATACAAACAATGCCAACTTTATACAATCTGTTCTCCCATCATACACTGGAAATCAAAGCAAGGTTCTTGCATTGAATTCCAGCGCCAATGGCCTTGAGTGGGTTGCTGGAGGATCTGGACTTGCTATTCCGATTGCTATTGTAAACGGGGGCACTGGGGCAACCAACGCCGAAACCGCAAGAACAAATCTTGGACTAGGTGCTGCTTGGTTGACTAACACTGTTCTGACGAACTTCAGAACAGATATAGGGCTTGGAACCGCAAATGCAGTTACATTTGGTTCTGCCAATATTTTGGGAGTATTGTCTGTTACTGGCGCTGTTACTTTTGGAGAGCCAGCACAAACCCGCACTAATCTTGATTTGTCGCTTATAGCCTTAACAAATACAAATAACGCCAATTTCAGAACAGCGATTGAGCTTGGGCCAAATAATAATGTTAAATTCGACACATTAGCATTGTATGCGCTTTATAAAGAAGCATCGACAAATCTTTCCATTAATGTGACAGATTTGTACTTGGCAAATACAAGTGCCTTTTCGGGGTCTGCGCTTAATTGGGGAGGCTCAAATAGTGTACTCCTTGGGCTTCCTTTATCTTTTGGGACAAACACACACGCTGCAATCACCCGCACAAATCTTGGTGTTCCTTCTTCATTTGGCAGCGGAACCAATTCTGCTATCGGTGGAGGATTACTAAACACGGCAAGCGGAATCGGTTCTTTTGTTGGAGGAGGATTAGGTAATGATGCTTCTGGTCAAAACTCTACAGTTGTTGGCGGAGATTCTGGTTTAGCTTCAGGACAGGGATCAGTAGTTGTTGGAGGTTATCAGAATTTTGCCACAGGAAGCTTCTCTTTTGCCGCTGGAAATAAAGCAAGAGCAACCAACAGCGGTTCTTTTGTTTGGGCAGACAACCAAAATAATTTGGCATCGACTTTTTCTTCTGTCGCAAACGATAGTTTCAATGTTCGGGCGTCTGGCGGGTCTTACTTCAATGAGGGGACTTTCTATGTATATAAAACTAATGTCGGCCCCTTTGAGGGACTGCTCAATGTATTGAACAGCAACAATACAACGCTTTCCAATGAAACATTATTCCGTGTCGGGTTAGCCGAAGCTACAAATAGGTCAGCACAATTTGGATTCCGTGTGGCCCGCACCAATAATGGAGGCGAGGGTTTCGCTGTATTCAGCGTTTTTGGATACAATGCCCTTATGATGATCGGGCCATCCGATCGCTCGCGCTCCAATAGCATCACAAATACCAACGCCGCTATAGAAGCCGATATCTACTCTATCTCAACAACAAACAAGGTCATGACGCTAATCACCACCAACACAGGAGCCATGCAAATGCATCGTCCAATTGGTTTTAATACCAATGCTTCCGCTCCAACAAATACAACCAACGTTGTTGGATGGATTGAATTTTATGTCGGAACCAATTCTGTAAGAGTTCCCTACTATCAATGACCAATTACTGGAGACTTGAAAGAGATATCGAAATCGTCCAAGGAAAAACATGGACGGCAAAATTTCGTTATCTAACAAAGTCATGCAAGGGTAAGTCTACTGTTCCAGTCAATCTTTCTGGATACGGGGCAAACATGGTTATTCGGGAGTGCGCCAAGGATAGTGCTACATTGCTCACGTTGACTTCTGGAAACGGGATTACGCTTGGAGGAACCGCTGGCACTATCGAAATTGAAATCACCGCCACACAGGCTGCAAATCTTACAGCAGGAGACAACGTCTACGAAATCGAACTATACCAAGGCTATACCTATATTGCATTCGCCACTGGTAAGGCCAAGGTCTATCAGGAGATTGCCCGATGAGCCAAGAAGTCATTGAGGTAACAGAGAGGGAGATTGAGGTTATTGAGATCGTTGAGCGCGGCCCCGCTGGGCCGACTGGCCCGCAACCCGATATCAACTATGAGGTAGTTTCAAGCGCCCGAACCCTAGAAGCAGCAGACCTTATAGCTGCCGATACATCTGGAGGGGCGTTTACTCTTACTTTGCCAGCAAACCCAAGT